TTGCTTGATCATATACAAGGAATTCTCTATTTCCATCAAATACAACTTGATTATTAAACCTGAGTTCAGCTCTTTTTATTTCTTGAAACCTTAGTGTATTATTGTATTGTTTATATGTGTCATTTTGAACAACAAAATACATCTCTTTTACTGGGTTTTTCAAATTAAGCATAACACTCTTTTTGTTCATTGGATATGGCATATTGAATTGAGCATATTGAACTTGTGTAATAACATAATCCATGGGTCGTGTCATTAAAAATTTTCTTTCATTTTCTTCTAAGAAACCAAATGTAGCCTCTAGAGACACTGATTGAATATTTGATGTAACATCTCTACCAGTGTGATAGTTTGTTCTTTTTCCTCCAAAAATAATATCATTAAATTCTTTTAGTTTTAATCGTAATCCAACCTTTTGTCTTTTCAATGCACACATAGGTATAGAAAGTTCTGGGGCTCTAAAAAAATAGAATGGCAAATCCAAAATATAAGTGTTGAAAACATTTGAATTGTATTCTTCCATAGAAGCACCAACAATTTCATATACATCATCTAAAGCGTCATCATCAAAATTGTCAATAAAATCACCATGTCCATTAATTTTTCTTAATGAATTTTTTGTATCAGATTCACTATTATTGAGTTGTTGATGAATATAAATATATTCTCCTGGTAATCTTTCGATGAGTTGATTACCTATAATCAAATCTACATGCTCTACTAATTCTGTCATAAAGGATGGAACATATGGTAAATTAATGTTTTGAACATAAGTCATACCATCTCTACCTTTTACTGTTTCTGGGTATATATCATCTTGAATGTCATTTATTGTAACTCGGAGTGCTAAATTTTTTATCAAATCACCGTGGGAATATGGAATATCACAGAAGAGATCTTTACCAAAAGTTTGTGTTCCTGAAAAGGGTAACTCCTTCTGTTCTAATGCAAATTTAGAATGTCTCTTGTAATTCATAAAAAAATACGACATCTGAGGATTTCCAACAAACCAGGCATCTTGGACACCCTTGGCTGCGAGCTTCAGACTCATCTACTATAGTATGTGAGTAAAAAATTGATAAAAAAAACGGGATCCATTAGTAAGATGTCATCTCTTAACTTACAACTTAAAAAGTTTGACCCTAAGACAATGGGCGATGATAGAATTTGTGTATTTATTGGTAAGAGAAACACAGGAAAATCATATTTAATCAGGGACATAATGGGTTACAAAAAGCACATTCCCACTGGAATTGTTCAATCTGCAACAGAAGAATGTAACAAATTTTATGGGGATTTTGTTCCAGATCTTTTTATTTATAATGAGTTTGATAAAGAGGCAATTGAAAGGGTAATGGTACGACAGAAGAAATTAATTAAAGATCCAAAAAAGAAAAACATTGGAACATTCTTACTTATTGACGATTGTATGTATGATAATAGATTTTTGAAAGAAACAGTCATGAGAGAAATCTTCTTAAATGGTAGGCACGCTAAAATATTTTTTATGCTCTCTATGCAGTATTGTATGGACTTACCACCCGCATTAAGAGCAAATATAGACTATGTTTTTATTCTTCGGGAAAATATAGTTGCGAATCGTGAGAAATTATGGAAGAATTTCTTCGGTATATTCCCTACTTTTGACCTATTTAGTAAAACAATGGATGCCTGTACAGAACACTTTGAATGCCTCGTATTGGATAATACTGTTAAATCAAATAAAATAGAGGATTGTGTACGATGGTACAAGGCAAAAAGTCCAGCTCCCAAGTTTAGAGTTGGTTCCCCCATGTTTTGGAATTTGCACAAGAAAAGCTATAATCCTAAATATGATACAGCATCTTCTTCTAATTCTGTAAAGAAGGCTATATCTAAGAAAACAGGTATTACAATTTCAAAAGCAAAATAAAACATCAGCACGCGTCATATTAAATTTGATAAAACATGAGTATTGAATAGATATGAGTATTCCAGATACAATGAACTTAAATATTGCAGACGATGGAATGGTTCCATTGAATGCATATGTTCCTCCTCCACAAGCGTTGATCCCAACCAAGGAAGATAAAACTCTAGGAGCTGATATGGGTCGTCCCATGATGTCTCCACCTCCACCACTGGATGCGAAATTCGAAGAAAAAAATGTCAATCAACAACAAATAACAATGGATTCAACTCCAATTTCCGACCTCGTTGATAATTATGGTTCAGGTGGATCCGCGGCTCCTCTTATGGATCCCCCAGCGGCTAGTGCCGATCCACGCATGCAGGGTCTTCAAAATGTTGCTCCACAAAACCCACCCGCTTTTGGTCCAACCCCAACAAATGAAACCCCAAATCCACCACCAAACAAGAACCCATTTAACTTGACAGACGAACAAATGGAAGCACTCATTGTTGGTGTTTGCACTGCTATTGCGATCAGCAAGCCAGTTCAGGAAAAGCTTGCGACCTCTGTTCCCCGTTTTATGAATGACATGGGCGGACGCTCAGCCGTTGGTCTCGCCGCCACTGGTTTGGTTGCCGCTGTTGTTTACTTTATTCTTCAGCGTTATGTTTTCAAAAAGTAAATAGATTTACTTAATTTATCAATTTGAAAAGATATTTTTGAAAAATTAATTTTATTTGTTTTTCAAATGTATTTATTTAGGCATTTGAGAGTAGTGAATTACCCACATTGTTTCCGGCATTGTTAATGTATTGAACAACTCTCGCTGGAGCGAATGGGTTCACAGACAAGTGACCCAAAACAAGGAGGACAAACAAGAACATACCAGAGTGCAAACCAATTATACGCCCAGTGTTCTTCTTGTCTTTACCATACTCTCGGAGACCACCAGCAAGCTGTGGACGAACAAGGGAAAACATGAATGTAAGAGCTCCTGTGAAAATAGCAGCAACAAAAATAAACCAGAATTGAACATTAAGGTATGAACTACCATTCATAAACCAAAGGATAAATGGTGTGACTGCTGTCAACCAGATGGTATTATAAGTATACCCATCAAAGAAGTGTTGGCCTTGGATCGCGAGTGAAACGAGAGTCCAAGTGAAAGCCATTTTGATTATCTCAATGTCAAGCATTGTCAGACTTTAAGTTAAGTAAATATTTTAATTATCCTGAATGTAGGAATTACAAAATCTTGTCTTGGTGTTGATTGGTGTATAGATGCCCAACTCATTGGCAATTTTTCTTAGCTCAGATGTTTGCTTCCAAAAGTGTTCGCTGTGGCTGTATTCTGTAACAGTAGAATGTGCAAGTTCATGAAGAAGAACATGCATTATTTCATTTGGTGCCCCATCAATACATAAACCTATTTCATATCCCTTGTTTGTGTTGTATCCAAGTGTTCTGAAATACTGTTCATTGTGGGCAACCAATGGAATTTCTGTTGCCAATTTACGATATTCTGGTTTTTCATGATTTTTCATGTGCTCCCTAAGAATTCTATATTTCTCTTTTACTATTGTAAAATTTTCAGGCTCATTAGTATTTAGTAGTATGTATATGTTTATTATAATAAGTATGATTGCTACGAGCATCTTATTCTAACATGATATTTTTTATTATATCATGGGCACTTTCTTCTGAGACATCAAACCAAGTCCCATAAAATACTTCATGTAAAAATTGTGGAACACCTTCCAAATCAATGGGTATTTCTTTCGCAGGTAATGTAATCCAACCATACTTTACCTCTTTCTTTACATCCCTAAATACCCCTTGGTCTTGGCATATAACTGGTTTTCCAAAATAGTTTGCTTCTAACATTGGTAATCCAACTCCTTCTCCTCTTGTAAATGAAATGACATAATCACATAAATTATATAAACTTGCAAGTCTTTCTAATGAAATCTTTTCAGTCACAATTTGAATATTTTTTGTTTGTTTCAAGTCATCTTCTTTGTTTGTCTTAACAATTAATAAATGATTTGTTCCCTCTGCAGCTTTAGCAAAAACTTTTGTGAGAGTAGTAACATTTTTTCTTTTATCATTTGTTCCGACATATAGAAAAATTTTTCTTTCTTTGTCCATGACTTTTGGAACAACAAATGGTTTCATTCTAATTAAATCAGATGTATACCAGTTTAGTGATACAGCATTAACTCCATGTTTTACCAAAATTTCTTTGAGGTAATCATATGGAACAATAACCTCATCAAATATTTTCATTGAATTTATAATAGCTGGATGAACATCTGTTGTTTCAAACATTGTAAATAATTTAATTTTTTTAAAACTTCCACTTAATTGGTTCTTCCAATGTGACCACAAAAGAAATGTTTCTACCAATTCAGAAACGGTGACTGTTCCTTCTTCATCATCTCCTTTTAAACCACAATGAGGTTCCAAAAAAAATCTTCCGATAATTTTTCCAAACATTATTTTTATTAATCATAAAGTCTTTTGTTTAACCAATAATTTACAATAATGTCAGGTCTATCAGTTGCACATGGGT